ATACATTTTTCGGGAGTAAAATATGGCAGAACTATTAGCAGAACTATACGTCAAGATAGGTAGTGACTTCATTAAGGTTGACAGTGACTTAGCGAAGTTGCACAGTCGAATCAAGGGTGTCGCTCCGTCCATTTCTGAATTAGAGACAGGGTTTAACAAGATCACCAAAGCCGCTGGCGTGATGGGTGGCATTGTTGGCACAATCGGCATTGCGAAGTTTGGAAAAGACGTATTTGAGTCTTCATTGAAGATGGAGAATCTTAATAAAATGATTCTTGCTAATGAAGGGTCACAGACCAAAGCCAATACTGCCATGGCTCGGTATCTGGAAATGGCTAAACTTCCGGGATTGAATCTTACACAAATCACGCAGGCATCTACGCAGTTCAAATCTTTGGGGTTAGCTGTTGAACAATCAGATCGCACCATAAAGGCATTAGCGAACACGCTTGTATTGGCTGGTAGAGGCACAGAGGAATTTGGTCGGGTCAACGTCCAGTTTCAACAAATGCTAGGCAAAGGCAGGCTTATGGCAGAGGATTTGAGGGTTATAGCAGAATCCATGCCACAAATACGTGGATTAATGACAAAAGCTTTTGGCACGTCTGATACTGATGCTCTGGCAAAGAGCGGGGTTAATGCTAGTGAGTTTATAGCAAAGATCACGGCTGAAATGGAGAAGCTACCAAAAGCCATAGGTGGTACTCAGAATAGTATTGATAACTTTAGAGATTCGTTGTTGCAGTTTGAATCGGCATTAGGAAAGAACGTCTTGCCACAGATTGGAAAGCTACTTGATAAACTCACGTCTATGATGGACACCTTCAATAAATTACCTGAATCTACAAAGAGTGCAATCGGAACATTGGCTATAGCTGGCGGTGGGATTCTAGGCATTGCCTTCGCTGTAAACACCCTATCAAAAGCATTAGGTGTGTTAGGTATGTCATCAGGATTAAAGTCATTGATGGGTATAGGTGCTAATGTTGGTGCGGTTAGTGTCGGCGGAGCTTTAGCAGGTGCGGGTGGTACGGAACTCGTGAAAAAGTGGGTCCCAAATGCGGCGGGAAGTTTATCTGCTCCGGGTTATGCTACTGGATCATATCAGAGTGTAGCAAGTGGTGCAGTCGCTGGCGGTGTCGCTGGCGGAGCGATTAAGGCATTGGGTATGACGATTCCTCAGTTAGTAGTAGGCACAATTATAGCCTCTGCGATTATGTATAAAGGCGCTGAACTCTTAGGTAAATTGGCTGGTGGAAAACCTGCAACTTTCATACCTTCAGAATATCAAATGATGAAGTCAGGTATGGACACCGCAGAAGGTGCAAATATTAGAAACATCCCTGCGGTGCAAGAGGAACTAAAAAGACGAAAAGAGATAATGCCGAAACTGCAACAGGTTCAGCTTGATGCAGGAAACTTTCCTGACATGACTTTCAAAGAAATGGTCAAAGCGAAGGCAACTACTACTGAGAATATGCAAGTCTGGTTTGGGGCTTTAGGGAAGTCATTTGAGGATTGGCAGAATAAGACCTTTGTGGACTTAAAAAACTCAATGACACTTCCAGGAAAGATGTATAAGACCGAAGTGGGACCGCCGGAACCGATCTCAACAAAGCCAAAACTAACAGGAACGATTCCAGAGCAATACAGTCAATGGACGGATATATCTGGCGAAGGTTACTATTCCACTATTGACGAAAAGATTGCTAAGTTAAAGGAATTGCGAGAGGTGAACAAACTGGAACCTGCAACATTGAGGGAAGTCAATAATACTATCACGGACTTGTTAAAAGACAAGAAAGAATTAGATAAAAAGTCTTTTGATGAATGGCAGTCGATACTCAAAGATGGTTATGCGGAGGGCTTGGCAATCGTCACGAAAGGTAATGAGGATATTGCCGGTCAACTTGGTATGCAGAAAACACCTATCACGATTGAAGGTGCTTTAGGCTTCGAGTATCAATTACCAGAGAATGTAAAGCGGATCCCCCCGGTTCCAGAGAAAAGACCGAACATCCCAAGTGCGGATCTTGGCATTGGTGAATACGGTCCTTCCATAAATGAAATGCGTGGAATAAAAGATACTAGCTATGATGCTGAGTATATGTCAAGACTTGGTGAGTCTGCAAAGAAATACACTGAAGAACAAGTCAAAGAGCAGGAACGTCTTATCAAGCTTGATAGCGATATGATTGATCTATCAATACAACTTGCAGAGAAAGACCAGATCAATATAGATCGGATAAAGGAAAGAACCTCTGCATTGAAAAACGCTATCAGTCCGATTGAGGCTTATACGCAAGCATTGAAAGAGATGTACGATCTATCAGATCAAGATATAGCTGATCTAAAGTCACGTATGGAGATCACCCCGGTTATTGGTGATCTTAATCCAGACTTTTACATTCAAACACTTGACAATATCCAGAAAAATACAAAGGATAAACTCAATCTAGAAGCGAAACTCAGTATAGATGATCAATCGCTGGAAGCTGAGATAAAGCGTATTGAAAGAAAGTATAAGACTATTTATCTTGAAGCAGAACGGCTTGGTATTCCTAAAACGATGGTTGAGCAGGCAAAAGCTGAGGAGATAAAGACTAGTAAGCCTTATCAAGAAAAATGGGGCATATCGGATTCTGAATCAAAGGCACTTGATAAACGAGTAGATCAATATAACGAGATCATGTATGGTATTGAAAAAGCAGATAAAAAGCAAAGTGCTTTCTGGGATAACGCTATACAAGGAGTTAATGACTTTGCGATGGCTTCTTCTGATAAGTTTATGGGCGATCAGTTCGATAGATGGTTTAAGAAAGGCGATATTAAAGAGGCTTATAAGGATTACGAGAAGCAGTTTGCATTGACACAGAAGCAGGCAGAGCGTGCAGGACAGACTTTTGATGATACGAAAACAAGCTTTCAAGAATTTACGGATGATTGGAATGCACAACTTGATATTCAAAGAGAGACGTGGAAAGATTTTTTGAAGGATTTTCTGAAAGATTTTGCCACAATGTTAGCTAAAAAACTAGCAATGTTTGCAGCAGAAAAGGCAACGGAATGGGCTATTGAGAAAGGCACTCAATTCCTTGCTAATAAATTTGGTAAACAAGAAATTCCAGGGGGGGTTACTTCTGATGCATCTACGTCAAGGAAAGGCGATACTCCTACACTTAGCGAAGGAATACAGAAAGGTTCTACTGCAATGGGATTATCTAAAATCCCAGGAGTGGGTCTGCCATTGGCGGTCGGATATGGTATGTATGAGGGTGGAAAAATGGCGGGCAAGTATGCGCCAACTACGTCAGAGCAAAGAAAAGGACATACGTGGTTGTCAAAGGCAATTGAGGGGTATACTAACGTAATGCAATTCCCTTTGAAATGGGGGTTGCGTGCAGGTTCAAAAGAATGGAGAGAATCGCAGGGATTGGAGCATTATGCTAAAGGTGGAATCATAGACAAACCTACAATAGCGCTAGTAGGAGAGGCTGGTCGGGAATTCGTTATTCCAGAGTCGAAGATAAAGCAGTCAACTGGCATGTCAAGCACTGAGATTGAAAAGAATATAAGTAATATCTTGAATAATACAAACTCTATAAGTAATATAAAAAACATTAGCAACGTGGAATCAAAACCAATGCCTGATTATTTCTTTGCGCAGGGTGGTTCTGGTATAGTCACTAAGCCAACTACGATCATGATGGGTGAACGTGGTCCTGAGTCGTTTAATATCCAGCCATTAAACAATATCCAGTCTAAACAGTTATCAAACTCAGGTACTACGCATATCGAAATTCACAATATAAACGTTCCGGATACGTGGGACAGAGCAAAGGCAGAGAACGTTGTCGTAGATGCTTTTAACGATGCAGTTCGTCATGGGAGGCTTTAATAATGGCAGGTACTTTAACGTTGACTGTTGGTGCTACAGTCGTAACACTTTCACATTTGGCTGATATACAGCCAAACTATGACATTGAAACAGGGACTGTAATCAAGAAGAGTAAGAAGTTTGGTACGATCTTTGCCTATGCTTCATATTCTGCTAAAGTTAATCATAGATTAGAATTCAATAACGTGCCGAAAGTTAGTGCCGATTACGTCAATAGCTGGGCATATAATAAGAATACGGTAATATATTGCCCTGACACGACAGTAAGCTCGACGGTATATAACGTGAAGATAATCAATGATGGCAATCCTTTTAACTGGATGCCCGGCACGTCGCCTGACTCGGTTTTTCAAGGTTCATTAATGTTAAGAGAGGTTTAACATGCCTTCAACTAATTTCATCACAAAACTCAGAGATAATGCAAACAACCCTGTCTTAAAATTCACTTATGATGGTGTAGATAAGTCTGTATATTTACAGAGTGTTGGTGAGATTAAACGTAATATAGACTTAATGCCGGGATATGTGCAAGTCACGGTTGACAATATGACTGGTGAATGGGATGATTTCCTCAAGACACATGATGAGCTTACCAAAAAAGCAGAGATAATCTTCGGTTTGAGCGGGTTCGCAACCAAGACAGCCACGACAATCGCCTTCCATGAAAACACACCATTAGCAGATACCATCACAGATTCAGGAGCCGGTTTTGTGATGGGCGGATTCAAGGCAGGGATGGTTATCAATATAGATAATTCCAATGGCAACGGCAACGATAAAGACGTTACAATCGCATCTGTGACTGCCGGAACGATTACCCTTATCTCAACTGATGATTTGACAGACGAAGGTGTAGGAGCTAACGTGACGCTCTTGGCGGAGTCTTTGGCGTTATTCACTGGATACGTTATCAGTGCTGATTACGATTACGACACTAAGTCAATGACACTGACGTTAAGAGATAGATTGAGTCTAGCATTGGAAACTAGATTACAAAGTATTACTGCCGGAGAGGTATCTCCGTTTTGGCAGAATTATTATGATAAGGATAATGAAAAAGTCGATCCAACCCATGTGTCTGATTTAGTTTGGAATATTTTGACTTTATTTTCTAAACTCGATGGAACGCTGTCAACAGAAAATACCGATATAGATTACACGAGTTGGCGTGCGTGGGGAGTTACAGTTGACAATGCTGGATATGCTATTTATGATATAGGGATGATTGCGAACGGTCCTGCGTGTGCCGATGTTCTTATGAAAATAGCACAGTTGACAAATTCGTATATGTGGGTCGGTGGAGAGGGTAAAATCAAGTTTATTAAAGGCAATGCTGGTGGACAGTGGCGCCATTATAAAGAGGAGATTCTTGGCGTTCAATGGTCGGTATCAATGAATGGTAGAGTCAATTATCTTTCAACAAAATGGGGTTATCACCCAGACGATAACACATGGGAATCAGATCACGATGGCGTTGCAGAGAATCTGCTTGATCATGGTCCGCTCGTTGCTCCATATCAATATTCAGAAGAGATTATTGAGGATACGGTTGTATTTCATAATTTAGATACAAGTGCGCATTTATACAATACTACACGACTGGACAGGACGGCAGCGCCGATTCGTGATTTTACTGTCACGACTCAATTATTAGGCTTTGCAGAGGATGTTCGCAACTGTATAGCGCTAGATGATCTGTATGCGGCAGGTGCAAATAACTATGATGATATAGTATTAGAGATAAATAGTATTGCTTTTATACCAGAAACGTGGGAAGCACGAATCACCGGGCAGTATATCTGGACAGCATTGGAGTTACCGTAATGGGACGAAGTTATAACAGTAATCTACCAACTAGAGAAGATATAAAGGCACATATTGAGGATACCACTAGACATGGACTAGGCGGGGGAGCGCCCGGTGGGACGCCTGCATTAACTGAGAATTATACGTTTCGTGGTAATTCAAGTGACGAAGCAGAAGCGAGTGGTATACTTCTTAATGATGGCTCGTCTCTTGAATTTGTGGAACATGCAAAATTCGATAAGACAGCCGTTTTTGATGTTGTATATAATAATGGGAATAGCGGGGGAAGCAAGACGATAGATTGGACATTAGGTAACAAGCAGAAGATAACTACTACTGGATCATGCACCCTGACCTTTACTGCGCCAGAGGGGGCTTGCAATCTGCAATTAACAATTATCCATGAAAACTCTGCGACTGCTTATACTTACACTTATCCAGGGACAGTTAAATGGGCAGAATCAACAAAGATAGAGACGACAAACACAGCAAACGCAGTTGACATTATATCATTATTTTGGGATGGGACTAACTACTACACAATGGGAAATACCGCTTTTGGTTAATGGGATGAATAATGGGTTTTGAGGATAGTTCGGCAGGACATACAGAAGTTCATACTCCTACTGTAAACGGTGCAACTATTGATACGGCTGAATATAAGTATGGCGGTGGAAGTGGTAAGTTTGTGCAGGCATCTTCTCAGTATGTAACATATCCAGATTCTAATGATAGTTATACGACATTGGCTTTTATGGCAAGAAAAATCACATTATTACTAAAGCCAAAAATGAATCATCCGAAAGGCAACTGGATGGGGATTAATTTTTAGAGGAAATATTATGGCATTAACAGCAGGAAATGTAACAATCAAACTATGGCATTTGGTATGATGTGCCACTTGTTTAGTATTATTTTCGACTGTTATCTTTGTATCTGGTAGCCTTTTCAGTGAATTACCCCCGCATAAATGCAGGGGGCTTCTTGTTTCAACGAAGGGCTAACAGACGACATCTGTGAACTCCCTTCTCCACAAGCGTTAGGTTCGGGCTATACCAGCCCTACCGAATGTTAGAATATTTATTGAGGCGTTTATGTCTCTGTCATGGTTAGTGTTACATTCAGGACACAACCAAGACCTATCAGACAAAGTGAGGTTATCGTTTATGTATCCACAAACATGACAACGTTTAGATGATGGAAACCATCGGTCAATCTCAATGATTCGGCAACCATACCAAGCCCCTTTGTATTTGAGCATGTTGACAAATATATTCCATCCGCTATCGGAGATAGACTTTGCGAGAGTGTGCATTTTCACCATGTTTCTAATACTGAGACTTTCAATATAGATTGCTTGGTTATCGCATACAAGTCGTTTACTTAACTTGTGAAGAAAGTCTTGACGTTGATTAGAAACCTTCTCATGTTGTCTTGCAAGTTGTTTCTGTGCTTTATATCGGTTCTTTGCAGAAGGCTGTTTCTTAGAGAATGACTTACTAAGTTGTTTCAGTTTCAGTTCTGATTTCCTAAGAAACTTTGGTGATTCAATGATATTGCCATCAGATGTAGTTATGAAGGCTTTAACGCCATAGTCAATACCAATTTCACTACCAGAATATACTGGTTCTGGTATTTCAAGTTCGCACAGCACAGAGGCAAAGTATTTACCAGACGCCGTTTTTGATATGGTGATTGACTTCATCGTGCCTTCAATATCACGGTGTAACTTGATTTTGATACCTTTGCACTTTGGTATATCAAGCATGTTATCGTGAATATCAAAGTGCTGAGGAACATTAAAGGATTGCTTGTTTGATTTCTTTTTGAAGTTCGGGAACTTAGCTTTTTTGTTAAAGAAATTATGATATGCAATATCGAGGTTACGAAGTGTCTGTTGTATGGATTGAGAGTTTACGTCTTTAAGCCATTCAAATTCAGGTAGTTTTTTTAGTTGCGTTAAAGCAAGAGCGTTATTGTGATATGTTAATCCTTTAGCATTTTCGGCATAGTAGTCAATGCGTTGACGTAGAAAGCGGTTATACACAAATCTAGCACAACCAAACGATTGTGCAAAGAATTGTTTTTGTGTATTATCGGGATATATTCTGAATTTGAAAGCCTTATTTATTTTCATACTTACAAGTATATCATATATCGTGTAAATTGTCAATAGTTAATTAGGAGTCAATTCATCTCCCGCATGAATGCGGGAGTATTCTTGACGAAATTTCTATAAGTAAGTTAGATTTCGCTAAGGCTGTTACTATACAGAGAGGGTGTTTTATCGCCCATAAAGGAGTGAGCAATTAATGGCTTTTGTATGCAATCAAATAACCCCTTCGAGTAGTGCAGATTTATTGGTTAAATTTGAGGCAGAACTTGTCGATATGGGATGGGTACTGCACGATACTTATAAATCCTTTAGTTCTGGCGGTACGCACCAAGTTGTTGCTACTGATACAATAACAGGAGCAACATCGGGAGCTACTGCTGTAGTTACAGATGTTGTATTAGTTTCTGGAACTTGGGCGGGCGGAAATGCTGTTGGATTCTTTGGCTTATCATCTGTTACAGGGCATTTTGTTGCAGAAAATCTTAATGAGGGTGCTAACAATAATGTTTGCACTACTGTTGATGGCTTACATGTAGTCTATAAATCCAATGGTGAGGATGCCGATAGAATCTACGAGTATATGCGGTTCGAATTGTCTGTAAATAATCTTGACTGTAATCCTTATGGATGGTGGAATAATACAACACACACTGGACTTCTGGAATGTTCTAGTTGTGCAGGATTTAGTTATGTGGCAGGAGAGAAACTTATTATCTCTGGGAACAAAAACTTAGTTGTAACGCATAGACTAGGGTATTCGGGTTTAGGTACTTATGATACTATGTTTGGTCATATACCAAAAAGATTTTATACCGCACCGTTGGCAACACTAACCGGTCCTGTAACATCTGGAGATGGCAAAACAATTTCATTGGATAATACCACAAAGTTTATACCTAATCAGACCTATTGGTTATTTGGTGCTGCTGGTGAAGGTAGAGACAGGATAAAAGTTACTTCCGTAGATCCGGGAGTTTCTATTACAGGTGATGGTCTAACGATTGGGTTTGCCACTGGAGCAAAAATAGGGGCATTTCCTAATATGTTTGGTGGAATTCCTCTTGGAGCTTCCAATTATTTTAATATTACACAAAATAGGATAGTCGGAACAGGGGGTTCGGTTTATACAGTCGGAGGATTAAGCAGAACTTCCTTTATTCCAGAAACATCACTTGATCCCGATAATTCACTTGGTTATGCAGGTGCGCCCTTGAATACTCCGGGATTGTATGTAGTCCAGCCTGTTCTGTTTTGTTCTGGAGTTTTAGTCACTGGTTATAGTGATACTTATGTTTTAATTCCGCCTATTACAACAAACGATACGCTCTTCGGTATTACGGCAGATGGTAAAGCCCTTGATACTGGAACTGCAACGGATGGAAGTTCGATAACGCTAACTTGTACCGGAAAGGGTTGGGGCGTTAATGACTATGCAGACAAAACTGTATTTATTGACAGTGGAACAGGGGCAGGATATTCCAGAAGGATTGTATCAAATACGTCAGAAATATTGACAGTTAATAAACAATGGGATGTGACTCCAAATAATACATCAATTTTCTTCATTGTTGACGAAGTTTATAGAAGCACTGGATTAGGTATCGCATATAAAGAATACATATAATGGCTAATTATTTAAGTCGCAGATTGTATATAACTGACATATCGTTATCAACATTGAAAATAGGTAGTCGCACTCTGTGCGATTTAACACCTACGCCACCAGAACAAGTTTACGTTTTCACATTTTATAAAGGTATTAAGCTTGCGATAACTGATATCCCTTTATCGGCATTGAAAATAGGGATTATATCAGGTGGCGGGAATCTACCGTCGATGGTTAATAATATGGGTATAAGAATAAGTATGCCTGATTTGCCTATGTCGAATTTGCCAATAGGTATTGTACAGCGTGGTAGTGCAAATATGGCAGTATGTATATGGCTTGCTGATTTTTCGGTGGGGTAGCACAATGGCTTTTATGGCAAGAAAAATCACATTTAATATAGAGATAGCTATATTCGGACCATCTGTGGTTGTAAATGAAGCCTATAAAATCATTGATCATATTGACGTC